AGTTGAGACTGCCCTGCGGTAAGCGGCCCTGTATAGGCTTGATAGGGTTGATCTGCTAGAGCGCGGCCTTTACCTAAAAAGTCAGTTACATAATCACCGGCAAACTCTGCTAACGCACCTTGATAGCCGGTTGTTTGTCCTACTCGCGGGTCTTGCGCAACACCACCCGTTTGATATTTTAATATACTCATGCTGGTAACATCCTCATGGGGTCTACTTCTTTACCCTGTTTTTCGTTACCTGTACGTTCTTTACGTACTCGGTTCATCATATCGTGTAAAACTCTCGCTCCTGCATCTGAGTTGCCATTACCCAAATGACTCACCACATCTGCGGGAATAACAAACTCGCCATCACTTAATCTAGCTTCTTGTCCATTATCAATTCGTGCCGGTACTTTATCCGCCATACCGTCAGTAGAACCGTCTAAATACCTACCTTCTCTAAGCGCAAGAATGCCACCTGCTGCCATACCTGTACCACCTTGCAAAGCTGCTATACCTTCTGCTTGTTTTTTAGCCTTAGCACGAGCTTCTGCAATCGACATTGGGCTGGTTTCTGGTTGTTTTGCATAAATGGTGTCACTAAAGTAGCGACGACCTGTAGAGCCGGGACGACGGTTTGGATCAATACCGCTTTCGGGTATAGGTTGTCTTTTTGGCATAGCGACTTGCTCTCGCACAGCCGCATATCGTGGTATTTCACCTTGGTAGCCAGTGGGTTGCGTTTGAGGGTTGAAGTAGTCTGGAGCAAACTTGTTACCTAAAGCAGATATGCCAAGTCCAGTGAGTGCAGAACCACCTTTGCTAGTAATAAAGTCTAAAAAGCCAGCGTCTTCTTTACCTGCAAACTTATCGACTAGCTCGCTAAAAAATGTGCTCATTAATCTTCCCCAAGTAAACGCAATAGTTCTTCATTGCTATCTATAATGCCGCCTTGTGCTACGCGCCTTGGAGGTTGCCCAAACGGGTTGGTTGCAGCGTACCCTCCGTACCCTCCGTATGGCCCTGCCGCAGCGCGTTCCTGTTGTGGAGTGCCAAAAATACTGCTGAAATCATAAGCTGGTCTTAGTTGCGCAAGTGGCGACTGCCCTACATCTATCCTACCTTCTTCAGAAGCTAAGAGCATACTTAAAAAATCTCTTGCAGACGACTCTTTTGCGCGTTGTTCGGCTTGCTGCTGCATCTGCATTTGTTGCTGCATTTGTTGTTGCTGTTGTTGCTCTAGCTGCTGTTGCAGTTCCTGCTGTTGCTGTAACTGAGAAGCAAACACACCTGTTGCAGCGAAGCGATTGTCGGCAAGCGGGTCTAATGTTGTCTCGCCAGCAAGCACTTGTTCTAGCATTTGCTGGTCTTGTATGTCGATTACACCGTCGCCCGTAACGTCGTAAGTCAGTTGTTGTTCAGTGAACGCAAATGTAGACGGATCAGCTAACGCTTCTTGCTGCGCAATTACATCTGTAACAAAGTTAATGTCTGCATCTGTTACGTCTTGCGCAGGCTTACCCAAGATTGCAGCAATTGTGTCAATCTCACCACTAAGCTCTGCTTCTGTTTCACCTAGTGCTGTAAGCAGGTCTTCTTCTGTTTGCCCTATGGTGTCAAGAAGCTCGTCTTTTGTTGTGCCTAGTTCAGTAGCAAGATCATCTATAGCAGTAGTAGTCGTTTCTTCTAAAACTGCTATTTCATCTGAAAGTGCAGTATCGCCCGCCTCTATAATCTTAGTCAGGTTATCTTCTGTGATACCTAGATTGCTAGATACAGTTTCTATTGCTTTAGCAAGAGCCTTGTCGCGGTCTAACCCAGCGTTTTCATTAGCTGCTACTTCTTCAAGTATGTTCTTTTCTACATTACCAAGGTCTGTAGCAACATCTGTAGCTAGGTCATCAATTTCGTCTGACAATGCCGATTCTGAATCGGATATAGCGTCTAGAAGGTTATCTTCTGTGATACCTAAATTATCAGATACAGTTTCTATTGCTTTAGCTATAGCTTTATCACGGTCTAATCCAGCTTCTTCGCTAGCTGCTATTTCTTCTAATAAATTTGTTTCTACATTGCTAATATCTGTAGCTAAATTACTTATTTCATCTGAAAGAGCAGTATCCCCTGCTTCTATAATCTTGGTTAGGTTGTCTTCTGTAATACCTAGATTGCTAGATACAGTTTCTATTGCTTTAGCAAGAGCTTCGTCACGATCTAATCCAGCTTCTTCGTTAGCTGCTATTTCGTCCGATAATGCATTTTCTAAGTCGTCAAATTGTTTTTGTGTTTTTGATTCCGCTTCAAAAGCTGCAATCTTTTCTTTGCGTATTTCTTTTGCATAGTCATTGGCCGCTGCATCAGCGCTTCGTTTTAGTGCTCCTGCACCCCTGCGTGCACCGCTAAGAGCTTGTTGTGTGCGCCTTATTTCTGCTTGTAGTTGTAGTTGTTCTCGCCTGTTAGTAGGTTGTAATTTTTTTAACTCATCTAGCCGTTTTTGTATTTCATCAGTTTCTTGTTTTTGTAGTTCGTATAAGGCTTGAGCATCTCTTGCTTTATTTTCTGTACTAACAGTATCGGCATATAACGGATCATCTAATCGAGCTTGTATTTCTGCTCTACTTTCATTTATATCGTCAAGATTAAAACTGCTTATAAAATCTCTTCGTATTTCAGCAACGGAATCAACTCTTGGTTTTCTCGGCTGCGAATCTATATAAGCCTGTATTTCTTCTTCTGTAGGCTCATATTTTTCTTCTGAATCTACGGTCGCAACTGTTTCAGTTTCTGTATCGACATCAGCTTTAGCTTCAGTTATAGCACTGAGATCAACTTCTGCTAAATCTTCTGTTTCTACGATAGGATCAACTACAGGATCAACTACAGGATCAACTACAGGATCAACTACAGGATCAGCTTCAGCATCAATTATTTCGCTAAGATCAACTTCTGCTAAATCTTCTGTTTCTACGATAGGATCAACTACAGGATCAACTACAGGGTCAACTACAGGATCAACTACAGGATCAACTACAGGATCAACTTCAGCATCAATTATTTCGCTAAGATCAACTTCTTCGGTGGGGGCGGTATCTACAGGATCAGCAGTATCTGTGGTGCCGTCTGCATCATCTAGCACTAGATCCGTACCTGTGGTATCTGTAACAGTGTCTGCATCAATTATTTCGCTAAGATCAACTTCTGCTAAATCTTCTGTTTCTACGATAGGATCAACTACAGGATCAACTACAGGGTCAACTACAGGATCAGCGACCACAGTGTCGTCGGTATCTGATGCTTCTTTAACCAATTCCAACAAATATTCAGCGTTAAAATTCGATGCGTTCTCTGCAACACTCGATTCAGGTAGAGTGCCATCACCTAATATTTCTTCTAGCGTCTGCCCAGTTATTTCACCTTCTGGATAGCCTGCATCTACCAATAACTGCCGTGCTTCTTCGGGGGTGGTATATAGTTCGTCAAAATTACCTTGTATGTTTTCAAGGACTTTATCTGCATCTACGCTAGTTTGTTTTACGTACTGCTGTGCTTGCTCTTTAGTCAGGGTAAGCCCTTCCGCTGCCGCAGCGTCCATAACTTCTTGTGCATCTACAAACCGGCTGTCTACGTATTCAGCTACCTGCGTATCTAATTCGGCATCGGGTTTGTTGCCTATAAACTGATCTAAAGCCTTATTAGAAACCTTAAAAGCAGCATCTAGGTCAGCTATAGCACTATCAAATGCAATTTCTGCTTCAGTTGCAGTAGTGTAACTATCGTCAAAACCTTGGTTCATTATGCTAGTAAACACCCTACCAGCATCACCTTTGCCGCTAGTGAGGCCAAGCGCGGCCAACTGTTCTCTAGCCTCTGCGTCAGCTATAACGCCATTCTTAGCGCCTTCGACTACATTACGTACCGTAGAATTAATTTTTGTTACTGCGTCACCAACAACGTCCGCTGCATTTTTACCTAAACTACCGCCAACTTGTGCAATTTTACCCGCTGCTGTTTTCGCATCCACTGCTGCCACTGTACCTGCGGATACGGTTTTTCCAACTAAAATTCCTGTGAGGGTGCTATAAACAGAATCGCCTACCGCAGTAACATCATCAATAAGTCCTTCACCAAGATTGATGGCATTACGCACCATTGCAACAACACCTTCTTCAACACCCTCAGTAAGACCTTCCTTAATAATCATTTCTGCGCGGTTAGCGATACCATTAAGTATTGTGTCTACACTTTTACCAACAAATCCCTCATCACCAAATATCTGCCTCATTCGTTTTTCGCCACCGCCAAACTTTTGAGAGGCTGTTGCCATTACTCCAGAAGCTACTCCAGTCATAACTCCTGTGTATGTTGCGTGCTCTTCAGCCTCCGTTATTTGTTCTTCAGATAACGATGCTACTGCTTCTTCATACGTAATTTCTTGCCCTAATGCTTTAGCAATACGCATTTTATCTTTGGCAAATTTGTTTATTTTTAAGTCGTAGGCTTCTTGGTAAGCACCTTCATATTCAAGACCTATGGCTTCGGTTAAATCAGAAGCAAACTCTGCAAACACCGCTGCCTCTGTAGGGTCTACTTGAGCTACCTTAGCCACCAGTGCATTTGAAAACTCTTTACCAAAAACTCTAGATGCACCATTAACTGCTGCTTGTGGAATTTTTGCGACTAACTTAGCACTTCCTCCTACTACTAACGGCAATACCTCTTCAACAGCTTCCACCATAATAGTGTTCATAGACACCGCGTAAGGGTCTTCTACTACGTTTTGCCCAAATACTTTTCCGTACTCTATTGCAGTTTCGTACTCATCTAATCCTTGTTCACGCGCCCGTTTTTCAACTTCTGCAAGTCGTTTGCTTGTTCGGTCTATGCCTTCTTTTAGTCTTGGAGTGGGGCTAGCTAATGCTCCTATTGTTTCAGCTTCTGCTATGTGCTCATCTATAAAGTCTTGTGGTAAATATTCAATAAACTCGTCAAGGGGTGTGAGAGCAAAAATGTCAAAACCAAAAGTGTCTTCAGTAGCTTTTTTAGCGAGCCTAACCGCACTTTTAGCGAAGTTAGCCATTGACGGAAGTAATTTTCTTACTGTCTCCTCACCTTGTGGGAGCACATATCCTACAAAGTCTGACATAAATTCAGTAAAGTCTTCCGCGTATTTTTCTGGTACGCCGTAGTCTTCGGGGTTGGCAATTATGTCGGCCATCCCATACCGCTCAAAAGCCGAAGTATCTTGCGTATATTGATACACCTCATCTTCGTGCTTTTCGCCTGTTTCTTTATCAACATTGCCCAGAGCTTGTAGATATTCTTGGTATCTAAGTTCTCCGGTGGTTTCTGCACCTTGCCGCAGAGCCTCTAACTTCAGGAGATCTCGCTGCTGCACCACGGCTTTGAACTCAGCCGAAGGGTCATACCCAAGTTCAGCCATTATACGGAGGTCACTAAGTCCTTGTTCCTGTAAGTCGTTATAGATCTCTACGGCTTGCCTAAAGGTTTCTTCATCAATACCACTTCTATCCGGAATTTGGCCGGTTTCGTCTTCAGCTACCTGTTGTGCAATTAAAAAACAAGTTTCTATAATGTCGTTGCCTTCGTTAAATACTCCTGTAAGTGTGCCGTTACCAATAAGTGTTGCTGCAGTTGACAACATTCCTTCAGCACTGGTGGGATCAACACCCAGCCCAGCTATTTTGGTAGTTATTTTTAACCACTCAGGTAAAATGTCGCCTAATGTAGTAGTTGAAGTGCTGATTACTTCTAAACCCTCAAACCCCGCAGTGCTTGATGTTGGGATAGGTATTAGTTCTAACGCTCCCGCCGATACACCAGCCGTAGCTGCTGCAGTAAGTATCTGAGATAAGTCCTTACCCTGCAGTGCAGCTATACCGCCTGATACGATGGCTTTAGCAGCGACAGTACCAGCAAGAGTTGTGCCTCCAGCAGCGGCACCAGCACCAGCGGCAGCACCAGCACCAGCACCAGCACCAGCAGAAGCTCCACCAGACAGAAGCGAAGACATAGGCCCAGCTAGAGCACCAGCCGTTAGATACCCAAGCCCCGCAAGAGCAATAGCTTTTAAGCCGTTTTGTACACTCTTGTCTTTTACCTCTACAGTTCTAATCGCACCCGTAGAGAACGGATCAAACAAGTATGTAGAGCCATCATCAGTCTGCCGATATGGGTTAACGCCGTATTTGAAGTACAACGACTGCAACATCGGGTCGCGTGTATGTGCTTCTTCAAGGGCTTTTTGATAGTTCAGCCCTTCCGTTACCATAAGGTACGGCACTTGCTCCGAAAGTATCGGACGAACTAAAGACTGAAAGGCTTCAATGTCCGATGCAGAGCTAGCAGAGTGTTTTTTGTAAGAGTCTTTGAACCCGTTAGCGGCTAAATCAACTTCTACAGGTGATATTTCATAGCCATAATAACTACTCAACGCGCTGGCTAAGTCTTTTGTAGTAGCTGCGTCGGCTATGGTTGCGTAGGCTTCTATTACAGATTGCTCATTAGCACTACCACGTAGCCCTGATAGATACTCAGGAGCACCTTCCACAGTAGACAAATACAATTCTGGAGTTATACCTCCAGAGAACAGTCCTGCAAACCCGCCATATCCTTGCCCACCTTCACCACCAATTATTTCAGCGTTAGGATCAAAACCAACAGCTCCAAAGGCTTGCTTAAACCCAAGGTTGTAATAGTCGTCAGTCTCGTCTATGTCGCCTTCGTAAGTAACGCCTTTAGCCAGCAAATCTTTATATTTCTGCACAGCACCACTAAGCAAACCTTCCACGGCTATAGCAGGGTTAGCGGGTGGGGGTATAGGCTTGGGCTTAGGCTTAGGCTTGGGTGTAGGGTATTGTTCTTCTAGCCGTTCTATAGCTTCTAAAATGTCTTCTTCAGATGGCTCAAGCTCAAGCTCAAAACTCTCCATTACGACACCTCCAGCAGACTAGCGACTACATGTAACCTATTGGCTGTGGCTGCGGTGACTTTTACTATTTCAGATTCTTCAATGACGAGCGGTGCAGTAAGTAGTTCCACTGTAGTGTTCGCCCCTACTGCTTTGACCTTAAATACGCTAAATACCGCCGAAGCAGAATCGGTGATGGTTACGGTAATCGTGTCAGCGTTACCTGAGTCTTCGGACACCAATATAGACTTGATAATGGCTGTCGTAGCTGTTGGGCATGTATACAGCGTAGTCGCAGTAGTGGCAGTTAGATCCACTTTTGCGTTTTTGTATTGATTAGCCACTAGCCTAAGAACCAAGCGGCAGCTTGTGCAGTAGGAGACACCGAAGCATCTCGTATGCCTTTATCAAGCTGGTTAAAATAAAGACGTAGCGTGTTATTTAGCTGATTAAACGTCCGCACGTCGTACTCATTTGCGGGATCTGGAAGAACAGGCGCTTTGAAGTCTATGTTATAACTTGTTTTGTCTATAGCCATTAGCGCCTCCCATCAGGCCGCATCTCTAATCTAGGAGAGCCTAACTGCCACTTTACTCCAAGGTCACTAGACTCTATCTTTAATGCTAACTGTCTACCACGTACTCGTAAATCAAGCCTAGAAGTAAACGCTTCAATTGGTGCAGTTGCTGTTCTAGTTATAGAGCCTGTGTTTGTACCGCCTTCGGAAGCAGGTGAGTTACGTCCAGACCCAGAGTTTTGTGCTGCAAACAAAGACAACGTGGCACTCGGGCTATCTATAGTAGACCCGTCAAATGTCACATCTGGGTATACTTTCTGTATAAACGCAAACTTATGTCCGTCTTCTAAGTCAAATTGTGCTGAAGATATAAAAGAGCTTATACCTGTAGCCGTGCCGGTCTCGTTGTCATCAATACCATCTTCATGGTTTACCACGTTGTTGTTATACGTAGCTGCCATAGGAAAATCACGTATACCTGAATCAATCCAAGCAGTTCTGCCTAAATTGCCAAAATACCAAATGTTTTGCTCGTAGTTGTAAATGACATAACGATCTATGGTTGTAGCGCCACTAGAACAATAGAACCACCATATCTCGCTAAACCCTTCATTTGTACCTGCAAATACTTGGTCATACTGTTCTGTATTGAAATCGTTAAATATGTAGCGTTTTAACGTACACGGTAGGGTTTGCACCCGCCCATCATATAAGTAGAAACCACCTACACCCATCCAATAGGCCACACCGTTTGCATAGGCAACCGTATTCGGCGATGCAATAGATAAGTTTTCTCCGACAGTTTGTGATCCCCATACGGCAGGAGCGCCAACATATTGCAAGGCATAAAGTGCAGAGTCAGTCCAAACAAGTATCTCTTGTCGGCCTTGTATGGCTGTTATTATTTCAGAGCCTTTAGACAGCCTAAGATCCCCTGCTTGGTTTGTAGCTGAAGGTGTCCAGTTAACAGCGTTTTCTTGGTCTGACCAACGCAGTAACATAGGGTCTATGTCTGTGCTACCAAGCACGTTTGTACCAAAACAGAACACAAATCGGTTGTCTGACACAAGCACAGTGTTAACTATTGCAGGCACGTTAGAAGCACCGGACTCACTAGAGAGCAACACCCCACGAGTAGTTAGTGCATCAGTTGCATCCCAGAAGAATAAACTGCCGCCGCGAGAAGCAAATATCAAATCTTCGCCGAAATTAGATTGTGTCCATATCCGCAGTGCGTCAGTAGATGTTACACCCACACCCCACGTACCAAGACCCCAACCAGCAGCACCCCAACCTACAAGCGCCTCTGCTACCGCAGGGCCAGTATTTACTTGATACGCAGCGGTTACAGAGCCACCACCTGAAGCTGAAGAACTTGCAGCCTCACTAGCTGTTATGGTGTATGTGTTACCTGTTAAGTACGTTATCTGGAACTCACCGTTTAGAGTCAGCCCACCTACAGCAGAAGCGCCACTAAACGTAACAAAGTCATTGTTTATATACCCCCCAGCAGCGTCCGTGACTGTAACTGTGGTCGATCCACTTACAGTGGTAAAAGGATCAGTAAGCGATACAGACGCACGTATAGGAGTAATGTCGTAGTACGTCCCACCTTGTTCTATATAAAATTTTAGATTAGTGCCTATAGCAAGCAGCTTTTGGCTACCTAATGTCACCCAAGAAAACAAAGATCTAGCAACACCTAGAAAAGAGTTAGTAGATATACGATTCCACCCACCCAGTTTCTCCGGCATCCCTCGTCTAAACCGTACTTTATCGCAGTCGTACCAACCGCCTTCGCTTGTATAGCGAGTATTTTCTCTATCTACTCCGGGCTTAAATACCATTTTTTGAAGAGGCATTAGACGTAACCGCCTTTTCGGATCATTTCGGTGACAGTGAGCGCTCTTCGACCAACTTGTTCGCTCCAACGTGAATCCATGAATTCATTGGCCGCTTTTTCGTAATCTTCGTCTGCCATCGCTTTCAAAGCCTTTCTAAACTTTCGCAGACGAGTAGCACCGAGATTAAAAGAAATGTCCACCAGAGCATCACGTCTTGCTGGTGATAGGTCAGCAAACCAAACATACTCATTTTCAAGTTCCTGAACCACTCGATCTATGTCATTTTTCAACAGATAATCAATTTCATCTTCGCTCAAACCCAAACCATCAACAGGGTCAACATTGCGCCCGACGCCTACGGTGATTTTATTTGCTGAACATTTGTAGGCATGGGTTTCTACCCCTTCGTGCATCTTCAACATCTTGATCAGTTTTTCAGACATTTACTTCTCCCTGCTGACTCCCCTAGTTTTTTCGTAGGATCTCATAGCGCCGAGACCCAACATCCCAGTCATAGTAGTCATCAGCAGTGACGGATCTATTTCTGGAACCTCTACCCAAATACTCGCAATCGGAGCAATTAATACATGATACAAAAGACCCAGACTACAGCACCAACCAATCGAGGGACGCCACCCGGCGACGAACAGCGATTTGTGAGCAGCCTCAACCTTGTTGATTTCTAATTGGCCCTTGAGCGCTTCCTGAGCGTGTCGCTCTGCAAGGGTGCTTAACTCAAATGCGATACGATTTTTTTCGTCTTGGTCTTCAATAACTTTATCGAGAAGCCTTGTCGCCGGTTCAATTAACGATCCTAAAATACTCATCTACCGTTACCTCATTCGACTTCCGCTTTGCTTGGATCTCTGAACTGGTACTTGCTGCCCGCTTCGCTGGCTGGGATTTCGATAACCGAACAATACGTTCTGATTCTTTGGGTGCTTGGCCCCGTGCAAACACCCATTACCGACCTCACATTTTGACAATTAAGTGCGACCGAATACTCTAAGCATGAAGTCAATTCTTGAAAATAATACTTCTGCTCTAACGGTTCATTATCGTCACCCAAAGTGATCAAAACAAATACCATCAAAGTACGCATCAGAGTCTACGCTTTTGTTTTACCGCTTGTTTTCCTTCATCCGCCGGTTTTGTCAAACCGTACATCAACAGTTTAACTTCAAGATCGTAAGCCGTCCCTAAAACAACAGGCGCTCGATTGATCATGTATTCTCGAAATCCAGCCGGACATTGACCTTGTGCCTTCTTCAACCACTCAACAACCAAACAATGCCTATAGGACGGCGGTTGAATTTTGGTCATCAATCGATAACGACTTAGATCGCACTGAACTACCTCTGATTGAGCATAATTTCGATCAATTGCTGTAGCTTGGCGTCGCTTGCTTTGGCTGTCTCCGCCTGCTCCGCTAAGGAATCCACTATAGCTTCTATTTTGGATGCATTGACTGCCGCTAACTTTCCCGTCGCTTGCGCTTCTTCGACCGTTTTCTCAACAACTGCCTCAATACGGTCTACTTCTTCTTGCGTTGCCTGTGCTTGTGCCTGACTAGCGCCCCATACGACTGCGCCTGACAAGACTGCTGCGGCGATTGGTAAACCCCATGTTGGGATCTTGATTGTTCCGTCACTCATATCAAACTCCTAAAAACTGTGGCACCAAAATGCTCACGATAATTAATCCAATGATCCACCAAAGCCTATTTCCAAATCGATCTACCTTTTCATCAAGTCGGTCAAACCGTTTTGATCCATCTTTCAAACGCTCTTCGATGCGCTCATAGCGCAAAGCACACTCACGTTCATGTGCGTTGATTTCCTGTAATGCCTTGTCACCGTTTTCCAATTCCCAAACCTCCGACATTGCAAGATAGCACATAGCTATTCTTTTGCTTTACCAATGTTCAAAGCCAATGCTTCAATCACAGGATAGATGTACTTCGCCATGAAGGCATCGTCCTTGGGTGTGGGCGTGGCGGCGCAGATCGCGCTTGCGACAACTGAAAGTGTAGTCAGCGTGGTTACGATTTCGATTAAACTCATGCGGCTATCTCCTCTCTAAAACAATTCAAGTTGGCCGCTACAGTGCGGCGTTCACCTTCACCCCGGAACGGGTAAACCATATGCTGCATCCACTGCGGGAACATATACAAACGCCCCACCTGTGGGCGCACCACGATGTTCTGCGTCGGTTTCAACCGCTCTTTGTCCCACTGGGAGCTTTGTCCGTAATTGAAGCACAAACAACCATCAGACTCACCAGAGGCATTATACAGGCCGTAATCCTCAGATCCGGGCCGTGGCCCTTGTTCTATCTGTGGTGGCACCTTTGTCCAAGTCGTGCAGCT